GTTTTACTAACTACGGACACAGCTGAATTCGGAGTAACTTTAAACGGGTTTACTTATTTGGAAACTTGGGACGATGCTGATGTTATTAACTGGGTGGGTATTGAATTACAAAAATACGTTGTAAATGGCTAACAAAAAATTCAAGGTTAAGTATGCAACCCGTAATAAGTTAGCTCGGTCTTTGCAAAAGGAAATTCGTGCGCTTGGTTTAATTGATGAAGGTACACTTTACGATTCAATTAAAATTTCTGCGGTTAGTGGTGAGGTTATAAATGAATTAATGATAACTATTAACGCAGTTTATTATTATTTATTCCTAGACGAGGGTACAAGTAGAGGTATTCCACCCTATTCAATAACGGATAGTTGGCTAAAAAGGTCGGACACTCAAGCGATTATTGGTGAAATAGTTGGTGAATATGTTGCTTGGCAGTTTGAAACTTACCCGTTGCTAGATTTAGCACCTATTTTAAACAACCCTAAAGTTGAAATTCAATTTAATTGGATTGACTCACCTTATCCTGACTTACCAACTGCACCGCAAACGGCTTTCTTTTAACTCAAAACGTGCTTCATTGAAAGCATATTAAACACAAAGGTTAAATTAAGGTCGGTGATGGCGTCAATTTTCGTGATGTCTTCACCTGCTAAATTGTAAAGTAAAGACTCCCAAGCGAACTTTGAACGCTTCTTTTCGTTTTCAGCTTCCTTTTTTTCTTCGGGAGTTAGTTCAGTTGTGTCCTCTTCGCCATCGAATTGAGGTGCAAATAAGTTTTCATATTGCTTAGTGAAATTATCTCTAAATTTTAAGTATTCGTGAACCACTCCAAACACTGATGTAACGGGTATTTCTTTAAACATTTCCGCACGTTCAAATAAGTTGTATTTATAAGGTTCAAAAACACGATTTCCCCACTCGTCAAGGTTGGTTTGTCTGTAAAATATTGCGCAAATAATCGGTATATTTCCGATTTTGTCTTGAACGGTAAAGTAATCCGTGTCAATAAACTCACCTAAAGTTATTTTTTCGAAAGGCTTAAATGTGAATTTGTCAATTTGTTGAGTAATTTTAACACGGGGTTCTTGCCTTAAAAATTTAAGCGGTTCAATTAACTTTGTAAGTTCGTCAATTTCTAGGTCGTAAAATTCATCGGGGTCTTCATCCGCTAAAATCGAAAGCATTTCAACCTGCATTTCAAACAACGAATCAAATTCAACTTGTTCAAGCTTTGCAAGTTCAATAAATTGGTTAACCGTTATTTGATTCCACGACTGCGGCAACTTCATCGGTCATCTGTTTAGCGGTGTCTTTTAATTTTTCGGCAACATACGCCATAAACGGAAGTGCTATTTCAGCATTTAAAGACTTGAATAAATTTGCTTTATGTTTGATGTGAGCGTCCGAATAGTGTTCAACCGTGTCAAGGTCTTCGCGTTTAAATATAACTGCCAACATTTTGGACACGTAGCGTGTAGGGTCTTTCTTAATTATCTTTTCAATATGTTTAATATCACGAACTGACAACTTGAATTTCTTGTCGTAACTAACGTATTTATACCCCTCAAGTTCAACCGTCTTTTTAAACTTCGTTGGTGCTTTATAAGTTACCGTGTTGAATTCTTTTACCTTGTCTTTAAACTCCGCAAAGTCCATTTCATTTACTTCGTTTTCATCTGCACCTAAGTACGTAAAGACGGACACCCATTTTTCAAAAGCGTCCAGTTCTTGGTTATTTGTAAACTCGCTAACCTTTTCGAATTGCTCAATAGTTAGTTCGTTAATTACGTTCGGAATTTCTTGCTTACCTAGTTTTATCATTTCTTTAAGTTTTCAACAAATATAAAAAAAATAACAAACAAATTTTTAACCTATTATAAGGTATGGATAAAGAATTACCTCTTTATAAAATTACTATTGACGAAGAATATAGCGAAGGAGAGGAACTCGGAATCGATATGATTGCGTTCACGTCAAAACCTGCCGTGATGGTTAAAGGAATGGCGTTTAATTCAGCGCAAATATTCCATTTCAAAGACGAACCTAAAATGCGAATTGTAGCACCTGCAATGATTCCAATGAATATATATAGAAACGACGAGGGTGAGGAATACTACGTTCAATTTACCGAACAAGAAATCGAAAATATTTATTCGAAGTTTATGCAGGACTTAAACAACCAAAACTTGTTTAACCTAGAACACACGGATAAAAAAGTCCCTGCCTATATTCTCGAAGCGTGGATAGTTGAGAACCCAAAGGAAGACAAAGCGTTTTCTAGTTATGGTATTGACGTGCCAAAAGGAACGTTAATGCTAACCGCCCAAATCACCGACAAAGAATATTACAACAAGCTAGTAGAAAGCGACCAAGTCGGTTTTAGCATTGAGGGGTTTTTAGGTCTTAAATTAAGCAACCAAATAAATAAAATAAATATGAAGTTACCTGATGGAGAACACCTTATCGAGGGTAAAATCTACGTTGTAAAAGACGGAGAAGTTATCGAGATTAAGGAGGAAGTTCCTGCGGAAATGGAAGCGGAGATGGCATCCGAAGCGGAAGTCGTTGAAGAAGAAAAAGTCGCAGAAGAAGAGGTAGCCGTAGCAGAAGAAGAAATGGAAAAGAAAGAAGAAGAAATCGCAATGGCGGTTGACCCTGAAACTGATTCCGAAGCCGTTCTTGCTATCGTGCAACCCGTAATTGACGCTTTAGCTACTGAATTAATGAAAGCTATCGCAGAAGTAAAAGCATTGATTCCAGTTTCTGAAGAAGTGGAAGAAGAAGAAGTTGAATTGAGTGAACAAAAATTCACGGCAATTGACAGACTAAAAAAATACAGACAATTATTTAAAGAAAATTAAAATGAACAGAAAATTAAAATTCGATTTGGATATCGAAACTAATGCGCTTTTATGTGCAAACCCTGACGAGTTTTACTCACGTGCTTATTTAACTGAAGATTTAGTTGATAATTACAGAACTTTGCCTGGAATTAAGTCGGCTACTAAATTGGCTAACGTTGCTTTTGGTAACATCTTGAGAGCATCAAATTGTAACTTTACCGCTCCAACTGATTCACTTGACGCTATCGATATCGATGTTTGTCCTTTGTCAGCAATGGCGCAAATATGTCAATTTGATTTGGAGCAATCTTTTGTTTCTTTACAAATGGCGCAAGGTTCAAACGGTGACTTTACGGTTGCTAGTTTTATGAACTACTACTGGAATGAAATGAGTTTGAAAATCCAAGAAGACCTTGAGTTAATTCGTTGGCAAGGTGACACGGCTTTAACTTTAGACCCAATTTTAGGACTTTGTGACGGTTATTTAAAGAAACTTTGCGGTGATGGTGACGTTATCGGTATTCCTTCAACTAGTGTTGATTCAACAAACGTAATTGCTGAAATGACTAGCGTTTACACTTCTTTGCCTGCTGCGGTTATTCGTAAAAAAGCGGACTTAAGATTTTACGTTTCTGCTAACGTTGCTGCTGCATACGAACTTGCTGCCGCTACTGGTAACACTCAAACTTACGTTACACTTCCTTTAGGCTTAACTTTCCTAGGTGTTAAAGTTGTTGTTGCTGACGGTATGCCGAATGACACAATGGTATTAACTTTGAAATCAAACCTTATCTACGCATTCGACGGAGAGGGAGATTCTAAAGCGTTGAAAGCGGTTAACCTTACTGACACGGTTGCAGAGCCTTATTTGAGAACTCGTGCAAATATGAAAGTTGGTTTCTACTATACCAACCCAACAGAAATCGTTGCTTATAACGAGTGCTTTGGTGCTTAATTAATTTAATTACTAACAATAGAGGGGGTCGGGGTTTACCCTTACCCCTTTTTTAATAACTTATAAAAATGGCTTGTACAACTTTAGAAGCGATTGTTAAAGGATGCGACAATAACATCGGCTCAATTACAAAAATTTATATCAATGACCAAGAAGAGGTAACTGCGGTTAACGCAAACACGACTACTTGGATAATCGGTTCAATAACTCACACTTCGCCTTTCTTGGAGTTTGAGTTTAGAAGAAACACTTCAAACTATACCGAAGAAGCTGCGATTGATTTAATCAATGGTTCGTCTTTTGTTACACAAACAATTAACTTAATGTTTCACCGTAGAGAAGCTGCGAAGTCTTTAGCCATTAAAATACTAGGCGAGGGACAAAGAGACCTTTCAGTAGTTGTTTTGGACGGTAACGGAAAGTATTGGTACTTTGAAAACGTTCAAGTTACTGCATACGGTGAGGGTTCAGGAACTACAAAAGCGGATGGTTCAAAGTATTCACTTGTTTTGACTGCGGAAAGCGAACACCTTGCATACGAAGTTGATGATTCAGTTATCGCTGGATTACTAGTTTAACCAAACTAAAATCTAATAAGACCCTCGGAGAAATTCGGGGGTTTTGTGTTTTATAACAAATTACGTATTTCTACTATTATTAAGTATGATTTATTTGGATAAAGGAGAAATAAACACTTTTGCTTTAACGTTAACCGAGAATTCAACTATTAGCGCGCCGACTTGGTTGTTCGTGTTTGAGAACGAATTTAACACGGCTTCAGAACCTATTTATTGGGCAGGTGTTGATACGTCTCCTTACGTTAATAGATACAATTTATTCACTTTAGAAGAGGGCGTTGACCTTACTTTAATTATTGGTCAATATACATATTCAGTTTACGAAAGTCCAGTTCCTATTGTAGTCGACCAAAACACGAGCGCAAGTGGTTTAAACTTAGTTGAAGAGGGTCGAATGGTAGTAAGTGGAACGGCAACAACATCAATATACGATTAAATGAAAATATTCGGATTCGAAATAGGAAAAAAAGAAAGCGTTCAAGTTGTTGAGGGCAACAATTACCAAGCGTTTTCAACGCCTTTTTTAAAGGTTGGTGAAGGAAATTTAAGTTTGCCTTACGTAAACCCTAGACAACAAGTTAACGGTTATATTCGATTCGGTTCGGACAACCTTTACCCACAGCTTTTAAACCAAATGTACTTTACTTCACCGCTTCACGGTGCGATAGTTGACTACAAAACCAACGCTGCGGTGGGTGGTGGCTTTGAATTGACGATAAGTAAGGATGCAACTGCGATGGAGAAAGTTGACGTTTATACCTTTGACAAGCGAGTGAACCTTAAAAAAATGATTCCAGTAGTAACGAAAGACGTTATTATTCACAATCGAGTTTATTTTTATTTATGCTTTAACCAAATCGGGGACGTTATTAAGATTAAACATATAGGTGCCGAAAAGGTAAGACGTGACAAATACGGTGAAAACTACTTTATTTGCGATGACTGGAATAGTCAAATAGATATTAAAACGGTTAAACCTTATCGATGGGGAACAAATCAAAGAGAATGCTTATATGTTTGGGAATCGCACTCGGTAGGACAAGACGTTTACCCTTTACCGCAGTATAGTTCAGCTATGAATTGGGCGTTTTTGGATGGCGAAATGAGTTATTTGCAGAAATCTAATATTATAAATAGTATTTTCCCAAGTTTCGCAATGATGTTTCCTAAGAAACCACAAAGCGAAGAAGAAAAGGTTGCTATTAAAAACACTATTGACAAGGCTAAAGGTGCGCAAAACGGAGGAAAAGCAATTGCGTTCTTTGCAAACAATGCTGAAAGCCTACCAAAAATCGAATCCATACCAACGAATTCAAACGACAATTTATTTCAAAACACTACCGAAAGCATTGATTCAAAAATTTGTCAGGCTCATATCATAGACCCTATATTAATGGGAATCAGAGTTAGCGGAAAACTTGGTTCTGGAAGTGACATTAAACAAGCTTATATTATTTTCGAGAAAAACACGATTATTCCTTTACGTGGTATTATTGAAGAAATATTCAACGACCTAATGAGTATTTGCCAAGTTAAAGCAACATTAACTATAAACAACTTTCAAATCGTTAACGAAACTATTGTTGAGAGAGACGAAAACGTTTCGGCAATAAACGACGCTTTGAGTACAATGCGCCCTGAATTAGCGGTTAAAGTTTTGGAAAATATGACCGTTAACGAAATACGTGCAATGGCTTCATTACCACCGATTGAAAACGGAGACACTAACAATCAAACACCTGCGCAATGATTTATTTTATAACTGAAAACTATTTAAAGACGCAAACACCAATCACGGCAAACGTAGATGTTAACGACGTTGTTCCCTATATTAAAACGCAAAGTGATATGCGAGTTCAACCGATATTAGGAACGTACTTTTACAATTATATGCTAACGGGGTACAATGCGCAAACACTAAACAACGACGAAGAAACTTTAGTTACATATATTCAACCCGTTGTAGCGTGGCGGTCTGCTGAAGATGCCGTTTTCGGGTTAAGTTACCAACTTAAAAACAAAGGTATACAACAACAATTCGGGGACTATTCGAGCCAAGTAACACAAAACGAAGTTGTGTTTAGTATGGAACACTATGCGCAGAAAGCTTCATTTTACGAAGCAAGGTTGTTTAAATACTTAAAAGAAAATAAAGACTTGTTTCCTGAATTCATTTCTTTACTTAATAAAGATAGCGACATCAGACCGTCAAAACGCGAAGATACGGGGTTCACAAATCAAATTTTAATATTGTGAAAATAGCATCTTATATTTCAGGAATATTTAAAGCTTTGTTAATCTTTTTAAGTCCTATTAAATACATTGTTTTATTGGTTGCTTTATCGACGGTTATAGACACTTTATTCGGTGTTTGGAGGGCATACAATACGAACGTGGAAATAAAGTCTAAAAAGCTACGTCACGGCTTTGTTCCTAAGCTTATAACTTATTGCGCTGCGGTTATTATAACTTACTCAACTGATTTTTATATTTTAAACGACCTAACTCAA